AGACTTTGCAATCTGCTGGTTGATGTCATGGTCCCGTTGGTGGAGACGGCTCTTCATTTCGATACTCCTTGGCAACAATCGTTAGGTAACAGAAAACCACATAGATGCCAAGTGTTGCCACCCGCTCCCACGTTGGGTTCCACATTGTCCAGCATCCGAGACCACACGAGGTCAGCAGGGCCAGAATGGTGATAAGCCTGTCCGTCACCACGGTCAAGGCTAGTTTGATCAATTGAATGGCTTCCATATAGATTACTCATCGTCATCGTTCATAAAACCCGTACCCCAGTCAGAACCCTCGTCTTTCAGACGCAGGGCTTCCAACTTCAGGGCACGGTCGATAACCTTCATCTTAGCATCCAAACTGGCTTCCGGGTCAGAGATTGTCACACGCAGCATATCTGCGATGGCTTTCTCCAAGTCTGTGCTGATGCCACGCTTCTTGCTCATTTCGTGGCTTTTCCTACTTTTTCACCAGCACTTTCTGCCATTGGATAAACAGTAACAATAGCGTTTCTTATCAAGCGTTGAGTCAGAGTGGTCCTCATTGCTTGATCTATAGGCATAATAAATACTTCTTGAAGTTTATCAAGTAGTTTTTTTGCCTCAGCCTGAGACATAAGATTACTAGACACAAGGTTGTCAGACAACAACTTCATGTCTCTGATTGCACCTTTTAAACTTTGGTCAGCCCTGTCTGCAATGACTTGACCAACAGCACTGGCAAGTTTTTCTTTACCACCAGGAGTGCTAATAATGATTGGAGCTATGGTTGACCACTCTTCACGACTTCCGTTCAGCAATAAATTTTCTACTCTTCTAGGTTCCACGGCTTTCCCAAGAATTAAATCTGCTTTGTTCTGTGCTTCTTGGGTTATTTTGCCTGCTTGTTCAGTCAATGGCTTTGCACGTTCACCTGCCGCTTTCATACGAGCAAGTTGTTCAGCAGCAGATTCTTCTTCAAGAACTTTAGCTTGTCGCCTAGTAACTTCAGCTCCGGTGTCAATTTGTTTTTCAACATCTTTCATGACTCGCCCTGCTTTTGCCTCACCACGTTCTATAATTTTGGTTGGCAATTCTACTGCTTGACGTTCTAATTTTTCAGCTTTTGTTTTTATTTTCTCAGCTCTTTCAGCCTCAGTAATTGGCAAATTTTTAATTCGTTTTTCCAAAAACTCTGCAAAACTTTTTCGTCTCTTGCCAACGCTTTCAACAATTCCTGATTGTCGTGCAAGAGTGTTCAGTTCTGTTTCAAGTTTGGGAAACTTACCAATCCAGTCGGAAATGTGCCTGTCTTTTATTACAGACAAAATCTCTTTATTACTCCCATCACCTATTTTGCTGGAAATGTAAGATCTTGCCAATTGTTCTGTTTCTTTTTCTCCAATAATCTTAATAAGTTGGTTCACGCTTCCAAGACTGTAAAATGCCTTATCTGCCAAATCAAATTCATCTATAGAAAATTTTCCAAAATCTGATTCAGACTTTCCAATTATTGCCTTACCAAGTTTGCTTTTGAAATCATTCAATGGCTGAGAGTCAGCCTTGTATTGATCAAGATATTTTTCGAATTTAGGAGCGAATTCTTTTTGTATGTTTTCAATATATGTTGCAATATCTCCAGCACGTTGTTGTCCTATGGCATCATAACCTTCTGCTGGCAATCCAGACGCACGGTCACGAAACTGCCTCCTCATGTTTTCTAATGCTTGAAAACTCAGAGGAGTATAGGTAACAATTTCTTTACCTGCTTCATCTTTGCTTTTGCTGGCAACCCCCTGCCTGAGAACATCTCTGATTGAAGTTAAAATTTTAAGTTCGTCGGGACCAACATTTAACAATCCAGTTTCTGAATCTTTAATTAAATTGCTAATTCCAGAAATTGATTCACCGTATGCTCCTGTTCGTTGATATCTAGCGCCACCTTTTTCTTTTGTAGCGGCTTCATCAAAAGCTGCTTTTTTGAATTCCTTGACGTTGTTTTCTCTGATGTTTTTGAACTTAGTAAATGCGTCATCAAATAAGTTTCTAATTAAACCTCCTGATTCAGATGTTTTAAGTTTTTGCCCTATTGCACCAGTCTTTTCTTGTAAAGACCCCACTCTGTTTTCAACAGATTTTACAACACGATCTAGCATTCCCTTCATTTTAGTAACTTTCTGTTGAGCGTCACTAATTATTTTGTTTGCTTCTTGATCTGCGGTAGTCAAAATTGCTGTAGCGTCTTTGTCTGCTTGAGTGCGAAGCTCGGGTGTTTGAGTAGAATATTTATCTCTCACTGCCTGGGCAAGTTTCTTAGCTTGATCACGAAGTTTGTTAGCTTCAACTTCAGCAGCAGACCTTAATTTGTCAGCACCGGCATTGTATTGGCTTTGTAGCCTGCTAATCCTTGATGCAGTTTCTGCTGATGTTGGGCCAGCCTGTGCCTGTGCCTGTGCAATCAAATCGTTTGCTTGACGCTGTAAATCTGCTGTTTGAGTTTCTGCTTGACGCAAAATGTTGTCTGCGCCTTGACGGAACATGGCAAACACATCTTTGGCTGGCTGGAAAGACTCAGCACCACCACGGATAGCGTTTAATTTTTCACTAACAAATTGTTGTTGTTGTGCAGTAAGGTCTAGTTCTTTTAAACCTTTTTCTTGAGCTATCTGGCCAATTGTTCTCAACCCAGTTCCAATTGGAAGACCAGAATATTTGTTTAGCAAACTTGCTAGTCCGTATCCGCCTGTTTTTGCCAATAACCTAGCTGGTTCTGCAACAATAGATGGCCCAGCAAGTCCACTAACAAACCTTGCTGCCTGCTCTACTGGCTCGCTATATCCTGCTGCTTTTGTTCCTTGACCAACAACTTCTGATGTTGCACCACCAAACGCACCAGCAGTTGCGCTTCCCAATCTGGCGCCACGAGTTGCTCTGCCAATCTCAAACAACGCTCGCCCAGCAGGAGCGGTAGCAGGGAAAGCAGACGCAGCAGCACCCAATCCAGTCATTATTTCTGGAGCAAAGTAACCGGCGCCACCACCAACAAGTGCTTCTGTTGCAACTTTTCTAGCACGAGTTCCAAAACTATCTTTGTCTTTTGGCTCTGGTGTTCGAAGGTTTTGTGGCAAATCAGATGCCGGTACAAGATTTGCAGGTATGTCTTCTTTAGGTACGGTAGCCATTATTTCTTGTACTCCCATGAACCATTCTTGAAGACCATAGGCTTGCCACTTATAGATGTATCTTCAGCACCTTCTTTTGGGCCAGAAGACTCTTGTGCCGAGATCCCGTAACTTTGATTTGGAACAAGACCAGTCGATGTTCCAGAGGGGATTTTTAACTCTGGGAATCCATACAATTGTTGATTGATTGCAATTTGATTTTTTATTCTTTTTTCTAATCCATCAAATTTTTGTGTCATTCTTTCTGCGGTGTCTCCAGGTTGAGGAACAACACCGTAGCTGCGCAACGCTTCACCCGCGGTAACTGCTTTACCAGACTTGTCAAGATAATAGTTATTCCTAAAATCTTTAACTGTTGTCAAAAATTTATTCAGTTTTGGAGGAAGATTTGTAGACAACAGTTGATCTAAATACTCTGACTTTTCAGAGAAAAATGCTTCTGGCCTGTAGTTTTTAATGAGTTTTTGTAGGTCAGGATCTTGCAACTGATTTTTCATTTCTGTTATATCTGATGCAAAAATATTCTGAGCCACATACCCTTCTTGTAACTTGGCTCCTGGCTTCAAAGATGTGCCGGCTTTCTCGGCTAGTTTGCCAGCCCCTTTGAATCCTTCTGGTAATGGCCTAGAACTAATGTTTCCAGCCTTGTCCATTACCATTAATTGACCATCTGCCATGCCAATTGGTTGGACGCCTTGTTGCCCCAATTGAGCAATCAAAGATCTGGTTTGTCTGTCTGATGCCGCTTGTCTTTCTCTACTTTCTAAAGATTCTGCTGCTCTTTGTTGCCTTCCCTGTTCTAAATATGATTGAATAAGAGATTGTTGTTTTCTATCTAATTCTTTTTCATGCTCTCTAGACTTTTCTGCCGATAACTTTGCAATAGCGTCAGATTTCTTGGTCGCCATCAACTTAGCCCAAGTCTCATTTTGCTTGATTTGGGTTTCAAGTTTAGTGATGCTGTCTTGCAAACCAAACTTGTCTTTGTTGGCTTTCAAAAAATCAGCACCAGCTTCTGCAAACGCTGCGTTAGCCTCAAGATCGGCGGCATCAGCGTCATACTTCATCTTCTCTCTAGCAACATCAAGTTTGGCTTTCAAGATGCCCATACGCTGCGTCATGGCCTTGACGTTAGTGTCAAACGTCTGACGCTCTTGTTTGTACAAATCTTCTTTGCCTTTGCCAAACCCTTCTGCCATACCATTCATGGCTGACAGCGCTGCTTTAGCGTTGTTCTTGCTCAACCCACCAAGCAACATTCCAGTCGCACCAATGGTCGCAAACACAACACCTAGCAAAGGTGCTGTGGTTTGACTTGGAACAAACATCATCTTGTCTGCTGATTCGTCGGCAAACTTTTTAAACTCTTGCATATCAGGAGAATTGTAAAATTTTTCTCCCAATTCATCTCTTATCCGTTTTCTTTCTCTGTCGTGAACCGCTTGTAATTCCTTTTCTTTTATTGCAAGAAGGTTTTTTCCCTCTGCATCCTTGAGCATCATTTTGCCAAGATCACGAGTCAGATCAATATTAGAAGTTAGGCGTCTTGTTTCTTCTGCGCCAAGTTCAGAAATTTCTTGCTCAAGCAAATTGCTTGATTGTGATAGGTTAGCCTCTGACCCAAAAGACTTGACCGGCTTTGTATCTTTTCTCAAAGCAGGAATAGGATTGGCTAACGCCTCAGTAAAAAGAAGATCAGTGCCAGCCATGATTACGCCTTGGGAGGTTGACTTGCTTGGATGACGGTAGGAGCAGCCAGTCGAGTCAGGTTACCAAAGTATTGTCCGTACATGGCAGAGATCTCAGAGTCAGCACGGATGCCCTCTTGGATAGCCTTGGCCGTGTACTGATCGCCAATACCAGACAACTTTAACCCAAAGTCCTGTTGCGCTGCCAACAGACGATTACGCAGGTCTTCCTCTGCTCTCTGCTGCTGGGCAATACCCACGCCACCACGGGCAACACCAGCCTGGGCGGCACGAGCACGTTGTGCCTCTAGGGCTTGCTGGTTAACCGCAGTCAACTCACCACGAGAGGCCGCCGCCTGCTGTGCCAGACCTTGTTCTTGATAAGGTCTACCAATATCACGGATCTGCTGTGCTGCTTGCTGTGAACCCTGACGAGCCTTGCGAGCTGTCAATGCAGTCTGTAGACCACCAAGAGCACCCAGTCCTAGACGAGCCTTGTCACCACCCGTGAGTGATTCCAGGAAACTCTTTTCTCCTGGTTGAGGAGAAGTAGGAGTTCCTGAGGTGGGTGGCAACGTAGCATCTTGTCCGTACACGCCTCGTGCAAGTCCAAGCGAAGTAGGCGTTGCAATAGGAACCTGAGTCCTAAACCCGGTCATGTCTTGTGGCGCTTGAGCGGTAAGGTCAAGTTCAGAAACAGGAGCAAAACCAGTTGTTGGAAATTCGTACTGCGCCCCTTCAAACAAACCTTCTGGAACGGCGTCGTATCCGGGTGTGGATGCCGCACCTTCAAACAAACCCTCTGGAACTTTCTCGTATCCGCCAAGATCTGGCAGTCCATCTTCAAACTCCATGAGTCCAGTCTCTGGGTTAATATCACCAGAACCGCCTTGCTCACGCAGGAGTGCAGCCTCACGGGGGTTGATGTGCGCCAGGATCGTATCTCCGTTCCTGCCCTTGTCTTGCAGCAGACGGGCAATCTTGCGGAGATCTCCACCCATACGGGTCATCTTGCGTAGTTCACTCATTTACAACCCCAGAGCGTCTTTGAGACGCAGTGATTTCTCATTCCAGACATTTTGCCTTTCTTTCCCAGACTCTTCACCTTCTATAGCACCCGCTGGCCGGTAAGCAGCCAGAGCGTCTGCCAGTAATCTAGCGGGACTTGCACCCGTGATTATAGGCTGTCTACCAGGACGAGCAGGAGGAGGCACACTAGTAACAGTTGGATATAACTTTTTGGACTCTTTCTTAGGTGCTTCTTCTTTTTTAGGCTCTTCTGTCTTAACTTCTGGTGCAGGAACAGGAGCGGGAGCCGGTGGTGGCTCCATAGTCTTGGCAACAATGTCTGTGATTGTTGGCGCAGCCTCTTCCGGTTTTGCAGTAACCGTAACCTTTTCTAGCTCAGGAGTTGATTTGGTCGGAGGAGGGGCAATGTCTACGAACGGGTCTACTAGATCTCTTTGACCTGTAACGGTAACCCTATCTAACTCTGGAGTGATCTGAGTAGGAGGAGGTGCAATATCTACAAAAGGATCAACCAGATCACGTTGTCCGGTGACTGTAACTTTGTCTAAAGATGGTCCAGTAATAGGTTCTGGTGCAGTTTCTGGAGCAGGTGGAGCAATGTCCACAAACGGATCTACAAGGTCTCTCTGTCCTAACACTGTTACTTTTTCTAGAGCAGGAAGACCTTGGGTGGTATCTGGTCGAGGTGTTGTTATTCCCGTTTCAACAGGCGCTGCATTAGCAGATTGTCCCTGAACAATGACTCGTTCTAACGCTTTAGGATCAACTGCTGGCGTTGGTTGTGCAGCAACTTGTTTTACCAGATCAAGGTCTGTGACTACTGGCGATACGACCGGCGATGGTGCAACAACTGTTTGTGGAGCAAGTGCCGTAGCATCGGTTGGTGTAGGAACCGAAACAGGCTGTGCAGGAACGTCAGCGTTCAGAATTTTAGAAAATTCACGATAACTTATAGTTTTTTCATTGCCAGCTTGATCGGTTACTTTGGCTGTTCCGTCTGGCTGTTCTTCATACTTTAGTCCACCCTGTTCAAAAGGCTCTATGAGATCTTGAGAAACTTTTGATGGCGTAGATGCTGCTTGAAGTTGTTGTGCTGTTTTGGCAGGTTGATCTAGCGTGCCTATAGCCGTTGCCGCTGTGTTTAACAGCGTCTGATCCATGTTCCCGCCCGTAGCTATATACGTCCTAGCAGCAGTGCCTATGATCTTGCCTGCATCAGGGTTAGGCACAACGTCTTGAACGCCAGCTCCAACACCGGCAGCAAAAGCGTTAGTCAGTATCTGATCTCCACTTCCACCCTTGATAAGAGTTCCAGCGGTAGATCCAGTTACAGCACCAGTAATGCCGCCACCCATGCCAATGTTTAGACCAGCGGCAGCACCAGCCCCGGCAGCGGACTTGAGTACGTCCTCTACGCTCCCGCCAGACGCAGCAGTAGTAGCAGCAGACAATGCGGCAGCACCCACCCCTGCGGTAACGGCAGCAGATGCCCCCGTAATCCCAACAGAAGAAAGAATACTCGCACCGAGAACTTGACCAACACCAGGAATCAGCAGGGGAACAACGGCAAGAGCGGCAGGGAGGATAGTTCCAAGCCACTTGTCAGATCCACCTGACTGTTCCAAATACCGTTGAGCAACGCTGTAGTCAATAGGCAGTTGATTCTTCTTAGCAAGTTCATATGCCGCTATTTCTTGGGCATTTTGCTCTGGAGTCAGTTCAGCAGAAGGCTGTGAACGCTGGTTTTCTTCGTAGTCGTATTCAAATGACCCCGGTTCGTAGGGGTTGTAAAAGTTACCTGCTGCGTCAAAAGCCATTACGCACCCCCTGCTATAGCGCCCATAGACGCAAGCGCAGCCAAGGTCATGTAGTTGACCTGTTCTGGCAACTCTTTCTCTGTGAGGATCTGTGCGCCCAATAACTGCTCACGCAGGAGCGCATACAGGCTCTGGTCCCGTATTGCCTCCTGTGCCATCTGCCCTATAGACGCCATCGTCCTGGCATCCAGCCCATACTGCTGCATGAACTGCTGGGTAGCGGCCTGTGCTTGTTCCAGTTGTGGGTCCATTACAGGTTCAACACCTTAACAATCTGTTGGTGGATGCTCAAATGTACTCCTATCCAATCATAGAAGTCATCTTCTACGTTCCAATCTGCGTTGATCAACTGAAACGGATTGTCTAGGTTCAGTTGACTTGCCAGTCTTTCATGTTCTTGGTTGTGAACAAACAACCAGTCATCTAGGTTATCCGGGTCTGCGTCTATCAAAGGATACTGAGGTATCAAAATTCCCTTGTCAGCCAACTGTTCGTAGAACAAACGGTGCTGTACACCGTTCTCAAACAACATCCTTCCTAACCCGTCTACGTCTCCAAATTCCACATACGATAAATTATCCATATCCATAGCGTGTCATTTTTTCAATCGTTCTTCCAAAATGACAATGCGTTCACGATTCACATGGATAAGATCTCTGTTGGCTTGGATCTCTTTCTCAAGGTCTTGGCGCAGTTTCTCTCGGGCCAACTCAGCGCCGCTGTTCACGGCTTGTTTATTGTCTGATGTGACAACAAGACTGATCTTTGCGTTGAGAACCGTTACGTCGTGCGTCAGTTTGTCGAGCGCCGTCATCAAGTAAACGACACAGGTAAAGAGAATCGGAAGCACTGCAAATGCAGTTTTCTCAATAAGTTGAGACTTTGCTTCGAGTTTTTCAGTCATAGTCCAAACATCTTCTTGATGAACTCTGCTGCCACACCTGGACCAAACAACACCGCTGCAATGACTGCGTAGAGAAGGTACTCAATCTTGGTCATCCGCTTATCACCTGCGGATAACGAATCAGATATTTTCCCGTATCTTTCAGAGCAGATTGCTTCGTGCACGGCTAGTTTGGTCTCAGTTGTTTCAGACATTTACCACCCATGACGTAGTGGCCTCGTCCCAGTTGTAACGCTGACCGTCAGTTGGCATAGGCGTTGGAGCATCCCACAGGCAAGTATCTTCGTTCAGAACCCAAGACGGATACGGTTTTGGCGATATAAAAGCATCACGAGTTGCGTCGTAGGTGTACCCAATCCCGGCGTAATGCTTTCTAAACCCGTCTGTTCTACAACGCTTGCAGACTTGACCACGAAACTCACCGTACCATTGTTCCCAGTCGGTGTTTTCCGAGCCTTGGTCTTTGCCGGGGATAACTTCCGTTACAACATTATTTGAATCAAGGAAAGCGTAGTAATCCATGATATTTAGAAAGTAATTGTGCCGGTGCCGGCAGTAAAGCGATACACGCGATAGCCAGAGCGAGTTGGTTGTGTGTAAGTTAAACCGCCACTAATAGTTGGCGCTGGGTAAGTGTCAGGGTAAGCAATAATTACTACGCCAAGACCTCCAGATCCTCCAGTGCCGTTAACCCCGCCGCCTCCGCCGCCCAAATTGTCAGTCCCGGCATTTGCACCACCTCCGTTTCCACCGCCCCCAGTACCACCATTTGCACTTGTGTTTCCACCACCACCACCGCCACCAGCATAAGTTACGGGTGTTCCGGTGATAGAACTAGCAGTTCCATTACCACCTGTTCCAGACGTTCCTGATGTTGCAGCTGTGCCAGCAAAACCAGCGCCGCCGCCGCCGCCTCCGTTTGTATATGTCGTTGCATCTGATGAAGCAGTTCCTCCAGAATTCCCTTGGCTTGGTGATGTAGATGGAGTGTTTCCACTTCCTCCGGGTCCAATTACAAATGGAGACGATTGATAACCACCCCCTCCACCTCCTGAACCGCCATCTTTACCTGTACCAGTAGTTAAACTCGCATCGAAAGCGCCACCGCCACCGCCTCCTGCGGACGTTATTGAACTGAATACTGAGTTCGACCCGTTTGTTCCTCTTGTAATACTGCTTCCAGCAGCGCCCCCAGCGCCAACGGTGACTGTATATGCAATTGCAGTAGAAACAGAAAAAGATGCCGATGTTCTGTATCCACCAGCGCCACCTCCGCCTCTACCACCACCGCCACCGCCGCCAGCAACAACAAGGTATTCAACGCTCGTTAATGCAGCAGAAACAGGAAGTTTCCCGCCCAACAAAGCAAGCATAATTCCGCTCATTATGCGCTCGCATTTCCAGTAAGAACACAACCAGTAGAAGAGAAGAACAACACAGTTGCAACTCCTCTAGTCGTAAGGTTGGCAGTTCCCAAAACGGTGTTAGTACCTGCTACATAAGCAGTAGTAGTAGACAACGTGATGGCAATATTGCCAGTTGTGTTGTTGTAAATAGAAACCAAATCACCTTCTGCAAAGGTAGAGTTTGGAACAACAATAGAACCGCTGGTTCCTACTTGAACGTACTTCCCAACGTCAGCCGTAGTCAACGTATAACTGGCAGTCTTGGTTCCAACAGGAGGAGCATTGAGATAACCAAGCGTTACAGCGTCTGTGACTGGCAACGTCTGGGTGATCGTAGTGCTGATGTTGGCAGACTGTAGCGTTTGGACGCCAGTGTTGGCCGCATTGCCTTGAAGTTTAAGAGAACTCATTTTTGATCCTTTAAGCAGCAATGAGCCATACTTGGCCCGTAGGTACTGTTACTGAAACTCCGGTTGCTATCGTTACCGGACCAACACTGAATCCGTTAGAACCAGTAGTAATGGTGTAATTAGAACTGATCGTCTGGTAAGACTCAAGAATTGGGCTGGCCGTTGCAGCCGTACCCCAAGAAAGAGTCCCCGTACCATCAGTCTTGAGAAACTGGTTAGCACTACCGTCTGAAACCGGAAGAGTCCACGTCACGTTGGCAGAAACAATAGCGTTGGCTCTGAATCCAACATAGCGGGTAGACGTAAGGTTTGCAAAGCGAAGAGTGTTTGCAGATCCTATGGTGACGTTAGCACCGTCAGTGGTGAGATTGGCTGCACCTGCAAAAGATCCAGTATTGTTGTACTGGAATTGGGTGTCAGAGCCACCAGGGGTCCCGCCGCTGACAGCAGCGTTGCTAGTCCAGACTCCGCCAATACTTGTGAGTACGTTACCAGCCGTTCCTGGTGCAACCACAGCGACAGCAGATGTCCCGTTACCCAGAAGGACGTTCCCAGACGGAAGTGTTGCGCGTCCCGTACCGCCGCCTACAGCACCGAGTGTTCCGTAAGTAGGAGCAGCAGAAACACCGCTAGAAATGAATGGTTGACCAGCCGTTCCGTAAGAAACAGTGGCAGTTGGTCCAATTCCAAACTCGCCTGACGTACCGACAACAAATCTTCCTGCGCCACCGTTAAAAATTGCAAGTGGGAGATAGGTTCCAGTACCGTTGACCCCAGACACCAACTGAACATCAGTAGATCCGTTGGTAGCAATCAAGATTTTGCTGGCGTTTGTAGGATCAGAATTGTTGGTTGCTTGCCAAGACGCTGCCGTTGCCGTTCCGCTTGGCAGAGCATATATACCAGTCGTGCTATTCGCCGTACCAGTCACAAAATTGGTGCGATTAGAGACTGTTGCATTGGTAAAGTCACCAACAATCTTTTGAGTTGTGGTGGTGAACGTCAGGTTTCCGGTCGATACGTTGACCGACGCCACATTAAGTGTTGTTCCGTCAAACGTAAGATTGGCAGTACCACCAAATGCACCCGAATTGTTGTATTGGACGGTTGTAAAGCCGCCGCCTGGGGTTCCACTGCCAGATACAGCAGCATTGGATACCCAAACTCCACCAATACTTGTCAAGACATTGCCTGCTGTACCGGCAGCAACAAAACTGATGGTTGGGGTTGTCCCGCCAGTAGATAAGATTGGATATGTGTTGCCGACACTGGTCACTGCGTTGGCTACAGCTCCGGTAGCAGTCAAAACACCAGTGGTATTTGAGAACGAAAGCCCCGTTCCTACTGCTACGTTTCCAAGTTGACCTGTAGAGTTGGCCCACGCAATTCCCATGAACGTAGCAGAGAGCGTGATAGCCGCATTGCTAGTCGAGTTGGCTACAGTTCCAGAGAATCCGTTAGCAGATACCACACTTACGTTGGTGACCGTTCCTGTACCACCACCGCTTGCCACTGCTGCGTTACTAACCCAGACGCCACCGATGCTGGTAAGCACGTTACCGGCATTGCCTGGGGCCACAGACTTGATAGAGTTGGTCCCGTTACCCAGCAACACGTTGTTGACAGGCAGCGTGACTAGTCCAGTGCCGCCGTTGGGAACGGTAAGAGCGTTAGACAGCGTGAGATTGCCAATAACGGAAGTAGCGACGTTACTTGCAGTGACGTATGAGCTGGCTACGTTCAGAGTTGTGATGTTGGCAAGCGTAGCCGTGAGGTTAGTCACGTTGATGCTTGTCACATTGACGTTTGTTACGTTGCTGGTTCCGCTCGTGATCGTTACGTTGGCGAGCGTTACGTTGTTGATTGTGGTGATCGTGTTGCCAAGCTGGACAGACGTATTGCCGATGGTGATCGGCGTGTTGAAGTTGCTGTCTAGCTTAGAGAGAGCAATGTTCCCGCTTAGATTGGCAAAAGCAAATGGGACGGTCATTAGAACCTCGCTCTCAATTCGTGTTCAAACTCAAATGTGTTCACGGTATATCCAGCACTGTTACTGTTGATCGTCAGACCAAGATACTTGCCGTACTGCTGGGCATCTGATTTATACAGAGCATACCCGTAAGCGGTTTCCCACCCGACCGTCTGCAAACTATTGTTTTGCCAAGTGACCGGCTGGTAGTAATTATTCAGCCAAATGACCGTATTGTCCACGGTATAAGCACCAGTGGCTCCGGTTCCCTGCTCATTGTCCACGCTAACGAAGAGCGTAGACGATGCTTGCAACTGTGCTTCGATACCAAACTTGAGTGCCTGCTTGGTTCGTATGGGATCACCCATAGGCATGAGGGCAGTCTGGATCGTAGTGGCTACGTTGGCCGTGGAGTTAGCATAGAGACGGTAGAGGCTTGAGCCTGCGGTCCCATAGAGGCGAATGACCCCCGCTGTAGGGACGGAAGTGATGTAGTCCAACGCTCCTTGGGAGGTTAGAAACCATTTCTTCTCGAAGAATACGGCCTGGACCTTTCTCGCTCCAGCTACCGGGTCGTTGTAGGTGAAGGAGAATGCCGCGCATAGTATGTTGTTCAGTAAGACCTGCCCGCCGCTGATCGGCAGGGTGAAGTCTATAAGTTGGAATATCCCGTCAAGAGGATCTGACAACTTGCTGGTGGTAGAACCGACCAGGGAATAGATCCCGTAGTCGTTCATGAACAGCACAGCTCTAAAGAACGGGTAGATAGCGTAGATACGCTTGGTGCCTACGCTGGCAGAGACGTTGGTATTCGTGAATAACGTCTGACCGTTGGTGTCTACACGAACGTCAGAGAAGACGTTGATGCTGGTTTCACCAAAGATGTACAGGAAATTGTTGGCTGAGAGCAGCGCACGAATGTTGCCGTGTAAAGTAGAGTCAGACAGAGTGATTGACCCAGCAGAAACGCTGGTGAAATCACTATACGAGTCTGCTGCTGAGTAGTAGACGGTACGTCCAGAGGCTACCCAGGTTCTACCAGAGAACGTAGCGGTAGAGACAACTTGATCTGTGTTTACAACTGCCGTGACATTGGCAGCAGTGCTAAATCCACCACCGGAAAGTGTCACACTTGCGGTTGTGTACCCAGATCCTGGGTTGGTCATCACAATTTGCGAAACCGTGTTACCCAGAACAATGGCTGTAGCGGTAGCGGGAACTACGTTAGACCCACCAATAGCCACCGTTGGTGCTGACGTATAGCCAGATCCACCATTGTTGAGCAGGATGCTGACTGTGCCGGTCTTAAACGATATGACCTGGGCCAGAGCATTGGCGCCAGAGCCTCCACCACCCGAGAACGTGATGGTTGGAGACGATGTATAGCCGCTACCAGCGTTGACTAGGTTGACGCTGCTTACGCCACCAGTAGAAATAACCGCGTTGGCCGTTGCTCCACCGCTGGAGAACGTCACAGCAGGTACGGCAGTGTACCCAGATCCTGCGTTGACGATGCTTACCGAGACAACTGCGCCACCGCTGATGCTTGCGACTGCTGTAGCCTGGGTTCCACCCGTAATATTGGGTGCGCCAATGTTTACGTCTGGGACTGCCGTGTATCCAGAGCCACCAGAAGTCACATAAACCGATCTGATGCCACCAGATCCGGTGACGATCGTCGCTGTGGCTACTGCTTGCACCCCGTTGGAATCGTTGGGTGCGCTGATTACTACGTTAGGCGCAGATGTGTAGCCAGAACCGGGATTGGAAACGGCTATCAAGCCAACAGACCCGATAGAAACTACATTTGCGCCGTTCCAACTGGACAATCCGTTGGCTGGATCGGCAATAATCAGTCTTTCGTTTTTCCACTGTGCAGAACTAACGTTTGCACCGCTGAATGTGCCTGCAACTGCTACGTTGCTGGTCACATTGCTTGTCAGATTGAACGCTTGCGCTCTGCCATCTATTTCAAAGCTGACAATGTAGTCAGAAACATTGATGTTTGTGGACGTTAGGGAAGTAACTGTGTTTGCAAAGACAACTACATTGCCTGTGCTGTCCGTAACCGCGCTCTGAGCAGGAACAATCTTGATGTTGGAGTCGCCAATCGGCATGGCGTTTTCCAACCAAGAGAATTCTTTGTCACTAATGGCCGTTCGGTTGGCTTTTGTGTTGATGCCACCAAACGTCTTCAGGACAGTGTAGGTCTTTTTCTGTTCCTGAGATGCCATCTTAGTAAGGACTGCTATATGGGTCCGGAATCCTGCGCGTGAAGACCGAATTCAACACGCTCTGCACTTGACGGTTGTACTGCTGAAGGAAAATCTCGGATTCTCCGTAGCTTTGTTCTTTGTACTTTGCCTTGTATGCCGCGTAGAACGCCACAGGAACCGTGTACGGGTCGTTGATGGCGTCATTGACCGTAGGATTGGTCAACACGAGCGGTGAAGGCAAAATTACCGTATCCACTTCCATGCTGTAGGACTGGTCAGGCACGGGTGAGATGTAAATTTGCTGCTGACCATACGTTGAGAAGCACACAGGCCGCCCAACGTAGTTCTGCCAGTACCTGAGCTGGGCGTTGAAGTTTGTCCAGGGCAGGTAACGCAGGGGAATTCTAGAGTTACCCCAATAAATCGTCAGGTTAAGAACATCCAGAGTCTGCGAACCATTAGGTAGCGACGAAAACGGGATAATTTCTGCACTTTGTACGTACAACAGCGTTGCTGTGCCGTTGGTAAAAGCGGTTGACGGGGGGAAATTAGTCCCAGATGCAGGGTATGGCGGGGCTGTAGTACCCAGCGTTCCACCCACAGTAACCTGATAGATGAAGATGTTTGAAAATATGTATTGACCAGCGGTGACTACAAGGCCAGCAGACCAAATAATTGCGGCTGTGCCGTCTGGAGCGAGGGGTGTAGCGGATATTTGCAGGGTACGAAGGCAACCAGTGTCCCGTACTATCCTTTCACGCCCATCGTTGATGTAATCCGTAATCTCATCGTTGGACCAAAAGTTTCCGTTGGCATCGTGGAGAAGCCTGCGAACGTCTGTGATGTACGAATTAAGGGTTGCCATAGTTGCCTATTGTAACCCTCAGGAGACTTTTCCCCCTACCCCTACTTTTTTGACGGGTAGGGGTACTACGCCTACCGCCGAGGGAATGCGGTCCTGCGCTGAATGTTGGCCTATGCGAAACATTGCCAACCGTTCAAGTCCTGCTTCCAAATCCGACGAGTGGGTTGCAAAACCCAGACGGACTGCATATGGGAGCTTGTCACTATCTTGGTAACCAAAGATGTGCCTAGCAGCCTCAATAGGGACTGATGTAGGCACACCTTTTTTGAACTTATAGTCGACACCGGCATGACGATCAGCCAAGTCGGTGTCACTACAGTTGGTTACATAGACTTCCATTAGAACGAAACCGTGTCACCGTAAATCTTGATGTCAACAATGCCAGCGGCAGCATTGGAAACATTCAAGTACAGGGCAGAGGTGTTCGCTCCATTGACGGTAGTAGTCAATGCGAAGGGGCTGGCAACCGCCAGGTCTTGGAACTTGTTCACAGCAGTTAAGTTTGCCAACGAAACTACTGCGACAACCGCATTACTCGTATTGCCGTCATTGCTAGTCGTGATACCCACGTTAGCCAACGCAACACTCGTATTGGGGTTCTGAACCGTAACCCGACGAATGATCACCTGACCTGATCCGGTGAGGTTACCACTATTGGTAAGCCCACCTTTCAGGAAAGGAATAGCCACTACAGCATTTCCAGCCGTTGCCAAAGACGCGCCGGTAACTTGAGCGATTGCAAAGTTACCAAACGAATCCGGTAGGTTTTGTCCTACTGCATCTGGATTTGCCATGTTTACTCCTTAGCTAGTAAACGTGGAGTTTGCAGTCAGACCACCGTTAACGGTCAGGAAGGTGATCGTGTTAGCAGTCGTGGTCGAGTTGGCAACCACGTTAACACCGTCACTAACCAGAACGCCACCAGTGTTAGCAGCAATCAACTGAACAAGCGCGGTTCCGTTGTTAGCGTAGATCTGGCTGTTCAGTGTTGGGAACATCAGATATACGCCAGCAGGAACTAGGTTGCCAGCGACCGTTGCAGGGGCGATAAGAGTCTGAGTGGTGAAGTAAGCACCAGCCGTGTTGCTATTAGCACCGGCAACCAGGATCTTGTTTAGGGCGAGAGCCATTTTTCTCTCCTTACAGGGTCAGCGAGTTGTAAGAACCCACCCGAGTCATAGACTTCGGTTTGGTACTAATCAACTCAGCAATCATCAGCACGGCGCCGACGTA